CAAGAACAGCAATGTCTGCAACGTGCCGAACTTATTAAGCCTTTCAACCCCCGCCGCAAGTTCTTCAGCTTTGGGTTTACGATAAAGGCTTTCTGCCTCCCTTACGAGTATCTTGTTGAACAGGTCGGTCAAACGCACCACAACGGGATATATCTCTTTGGCTTTGGCGTTGAGTACATCTTTGTAAGGCACATCGAATACGGTACACATTACGTGCAGTATCATGTCCCCATCTGCTTCGGGCATATCGGATAATTCTATTCTTTGGCCGTATGTCAACATACCCGACATTTCCCGTATATCTTTTGGCACTCTGTAAGTGAACGACCCCAGCTCGACCATATCATCGCATGGCAGTTTGATAAGCCCCTCGACAATCCCCCTGTACGTGAACGGTCGATAAAGAACGTCCTTTACTTTTAGTTTGTTTATGTGTTTTATGCGCGCCATGTCTGTACTCCGTTACCGTGTTTATCGTGTTCCATTACAACGTATCTTAATGCGGCCAGTCCGTCTGGTTCGTGTCCCGCCGGTTCGGGGATAATCTTGCCGTTAATATCGACCTTCCAAAACCATCCCTCTATTCCGTTCTTAATATTTATTGATCTTCTTGTCAGATAAAGGTTGTATCCCCTCGTTTTGTTTATCCCACTTATCACCGACCCCGCTTGTTTTACAACGCCCTTAATATTGTAACCATGTTTCTTTATGTCCCGTATCTCGGTAGCACCCGAACTGTCAGCTATAATTCTTTGCCCTTTATTGTGGTTGACATATTCCAGCTGATCAACTATCGACATCCTTTCCGCGCCGTTAATCTTTTCGGGTAACAAGTTATTTTCGCAAAACACCTCATCAATATAAAGATTGGCGTCTTTCTTCCATATATCTATCAATATCGTCGGATCTGGCGATACACCGAAGTCCATGCCCGATTCTATTCTTTTGGCGTCTGGTGGTATAATATCTATCCAGTCATAATTATAAATCCTTCTATCGGAATAATAACCCGTTTGACCCAAACCGTAAACCCTGTACCATTCGATATTGTCCTTTCGTGATTGTATGTAGTTAACTTCCGAATCAGGACACATCTCGTTATCTGGAAACGCTACTATAATTTGTTCGCTTAATTGGTTGCCGTTTATGTCCTTCAGTTTTGGTACTTCGGTATGCGCCCAAAATTCAAAGTCGGGATTATAGTCGATATATATATCCCCGTGCGTTCTTCCTATATATGTGGAAGCTACTTCCCATCCGAGCTTATTGGCCTCATTGATGTATAATTTGTTTCTGCGCTTTGATTTGCCAGCCTGTTTCTTATTATCGGAGATATATCGGAACTGTATAATTCCCCCGTAATGCCTAAGGTCGTGTTCTGTTTTATTGTAGTCGGCATTCCAATCTAAATCCATTTCGTCGTAAAGGAATTTAAAATCAGATATAGCCCCGTCTTTAAGATTGTCGTATGTGTCGGTCATTACGGTTGTAATATCCTTATCCCTGGCGCAATCTTCTAAAAGTATTTGAGCGATGGCTATATTTTTACCCGCACCTTGGCCTCCCTGTATAACCTTTATTTTGGATTTGACGTCCCTGATCTTATAATATGTCGATGTTCTGTATATCATCTATCGGGATATTGTTTGGATACGTTCTTATATTCGATCTCCTTCTTCTGCTCAACCTCCGCTTTTTCACTCAACCCTAATTTCCTCGCTATTATATTGGCGTTGTACGCCCCAACTGTCGCCCCCTCAAATTGTTGCGTCTCGATTGTTTCCTCAATGCGCGATATGATAGCATTAAAATCTTTTTCGTCTTTTGGTAATTGTAGTTTAAAATTCCTGAAATATGCTTGATTGCAATTAAGGTAGAGACATAGCCCCGTCAATGTGTACGGTCTTTCCGTGGGTATTTTTACCTCTTCGTTGTCCTTGCCCCTGAAGTCTATTTTATACCAAGGGTTGTTATCGCACCAATCGAAATACTCACAGGCAGCGTCCCATAACATTTCAGGAGTGGCGAACAACTTGTCTCTCCCATGTTTTGAGCGGAGTTTCCAAAATTGATTTCCGGGGGGTGCGGCCATAACTTTATTTTTTACAAAATTAAGCCGATATTATTTAATATCAAAATAATTTTTTATTGGGTTACTATTTTGTTGCCCTCCCTGAACTCTATTTCCTTGTATCCCGCTATCGGTTTGTCAAACGCGATAAAAGCTTCCCACAACAATATTTTTCTTGTACCCTCGTCGTCAAAGTTACTCATTATCCTCTCAGCATTGTTGTCTATTATCCTGTTGAACTTGTTCACCCAATATTCAGCGTATTCCTTGTTATCAGTTACAAACTTTTCTTTTGTGAAAAAGGATTCAAAATCCCACGTGCCTACATATACCAAATAATGTTTCATGCTATCCATTTTTTAATTGTTTTTCCTTGAACTTATCGCAAGCCTCTGAACTTAACAGCACATCATAACCTATTATCTTACATTTTGCCATTATGTATTTACCTGTAGCGAATGACCTGTTATGTTGTTCTATAGCGTGCCGACACTCTCTACAAAAGTGCTTTGGCTGTATGGTTTTCTTTTTGGCCATTAATTCCCTGGATAGTATTTTTTACTTAAATGCCATCTTCCACAATAATGGCAATAATATTTATAAAGCATGATTCCGTCGATTTTTTTTGCTCGTTCGATTATAATATCGGCCATTCCTTCTGATAGTGATTTTTTCTTTAGGCACGATTTTAGCCATTTATTCATTTCGTTCATATTATCTGCCGTTAATTTAAGTTTTCAACAAATATTTTTCGCATTCAGATAAACTTCCTTGAAACCATATCGTACCATAACAGTCAACTACTTTATAGTATTCTACAGAAGTGCCATTACCGTCATATATTGGCTCAATATATAACCCCGTAGTGGTTCTTGTGCCGTCTGTTAATGTTGTTGTTTGCATATCAATTTTAATTTATGGTTCGTTTTGGAATAGTTGAAGTTTAATAAACCCTTCCCATTCGGGTAAATCATATTCTATAAAAGCGGTTAACGCTTCTTGTGGGGTATTATAAAAATTAGAATGACAAGCACCTTCGGGATGTTGGTCACAATAGCAAGTATATTGCCCTTCGTATAATTCGATAATGTATTTCATAATTTTAATTTAATTTACTATTCCTACAAATATAGCCAATTTTATCAGCTTAACAAGGCAGATTATAGAGAATACTGTCAGTATAATAGCCATAAACAACAATATTTTATGCCAATATTTCGCTTTCAAGATAACGATAAATAAGGTTACTGAACTCTTCGAATGACCTGCAAACAACGTATTTTATCCCGAACTTTTCCGCTACCGCTTGCCATTCTTTTTGTTTCACTGACTGCCTGCCGTTGTCCGCTTTCATCTCGATAGCCAAACAGGTATATCCGCGCCTCGGCAAAAGGAGTATCAGATCGGGAAATCCCGCCCGTGTCCCCATTACTTTGAACCTCGCCGCCTCCCGTGCGTTGCGCTTGCCCCCATTTGGCGACGAATGTAAAAGTAGTCTATATTTTGGGAATTGGTAATCAAACCATTTTACGCAGGCTGTTTGCAATTTTTCTTCTGGGTGTTTCATGTTTTATTTTTTAATTATCTGTTACAGCCATACAGCCGTAACACAGGCCGTTTTTTAACGGTTTGTTCTTTGCCCCGCATCTTTGGCATTTAGGCTTGCTTTCTGTTTCTTTAAAACGATCTTTATATATCACTTTTAAAATCTTAAGTAGTTTTTTGGTCATGTCTTTTTTTATATCAAGTGAACAATACATATCTTTTGAATTGTGTAAGGTTACTAAAGGTGAGCTTAGCGGGTAGTTATAGTGCATTCCCTGCCCGCCTGCGTTCTATAAAATACAGTTCGTTATTTAAGTCGCCCAATTCCATTTCAAGTTTAACCTGTTCATCAATAAGATTTGATGAATTTTGCTGCTTTTTTGCCA